TCTTTATATGGTTGGTTATCAGAAGCTATGTTTCAAAGAAGTGTTGAATTAACGGATAAATAAATATATTCCTTAAATAAATAACTAACAAAGGAGTTATAATTATGTCTGACGAGAATAAAACGGAACAGGTGGAACAGACAATAAACGAAACAGTAGAAGCTAAACAAGAACAACAAGTAGAGCAACCCAAGCCAAGTCAATTTGATATTGATAAGGTCGTTAAGGACAGACTTTACAGACAAGAGAAACAATTACTAGAATCTTTAGGCGTAAACGATTTATCTGAAGCTAAAGCAGCTATTGAAGAACGCAATAAGATTGAAGAACAGAAGCAGCTAGAGCGTGGCAAGTTTGATGAGGTGATGAAGAAGAAAACCTTAGAATTTAATGAGAAACTAACCAAGCTAGAGCAAGAACTTAAAAGTGAAAGAATTGATAAACAATTAATCAATGCTGCTTCTAAACATAGAGCGATTTCACCAGAGCAAATCAAAGAGTTGATGAAAAGCCAAGTACAACTAAATAAAGAAGGTAAAGTAGAAGTGCTTGATAATTCTGGAACTCCTAGATATAACAAAGATGGCGACTTGCTGACTGTTGATGAGGCAGTGCAAGAGTTTTTGACGCAGAACGCACACTTTCAAAGCGCAACTCCTCAAGGGAGTGGAAGTGTAAGTAATGTGGGAAAGTCACCTACGCAAAAGACTTTAAATGTTGCGGACTTAGACATGAGTAATCCTGATGATCGTAAGTTATATGCGGATTATCGCAGACAGAGAGATTCAGTGACTCATATTAAACTAAACAAATAACTAAAGGAGTTATAACATGGCAAACGAAACAACAAGTACAGGTTTAAGTGAACTGTACACCGAGATCGTTGCTGAAGCTGAGTTCGTGATCCAAGAGAAATCTATCATGAAGAACTTGGTTAAAAACTACACTATTGCAGGTGGTGGTAAATCCGTAGAAGTACCGATTTACTCAGCTATCGCAGCAGCAGCAGTAGCAGAAGCAACCGATCTTTCAAACACTGCAGTTAATCCGTCATCAGTGACAATTACTGCATCAGAAGTAGGCGTAATGACTACACTAACTGATCTAGCAAGAAACTCAGCACCTAGAAACGTAGCTGCTGATATTGGTAGATTATTTGGTGAAGGTATTGCTAAGAAAATGGATCAAGATTTGATTGCATTATTTGATGGTTTCTCAACCACTTTAGGTGACGGAACTACAGCTATTGCAGCATCTTCTATTTTCAATGCAGCATCAACACTCAGAGCAGCAGGTTTACCAGTTGAGGAGTGTTTCTGTATTCTACACCCAAAGATTGCTTATGACTTAAAAGCAAACTTAACAAACACATTTGCAAATCCAAACGCAGGTGATTTACAGAACGAAGCATTAAGAAGCGGATATGTAGGTCAGTTAGCAGGTATTAGCGTATTTGAAACTTCAAATATGTCTAACACTGGTACTGCAGGTGATTACAAAGGCGCAGTATTCCATAAGGATGCTTTAGCCCTAGCTATGATGCAGGACATCAAAATTGAAACTCAAAGAGATGCTTCTCTAAGAGCAGACGAGATTGTTGCTACTGCAGTTTACGGCGTAGGCGAATTGCATGACTCTTATGGTGTAGAATTGCACTTTGATTCATCAATCCAGTAGTATATGCTTGTGGGTGGGGTTAATCCCCACCTACTAAGGAGATTATTTATGACTGAATTAGTTAAATTACAAAAAGGCGATAAAATCATCACCAGAACTAAATTTGATTATGAAAAAAATTATATCCATTGGAAATTAAGAGGTTTTGAATTAGTAGAAGATCAACCTGCAGAAGAAAAACCTAAAAGAACTAGAAAGAAGAAAGAAGATTAATGGCAACCACAGAATTTTCAGTATCATTAGCAGATGTGCAGCAGTATCAACCTGATATAGCTGAATACGGAATTGCAGACTTTGATACACAATTACAACACGCTGAAAATGATGTAATCAGACAGATTAGAGAAGAATGGTGGGAAAGATACCGCCATACTGTACGCTATAAAGATATTACTAAGGTCACATCTTTAGAATTAGATAGTGGCAAACTCACCAATTCCCAATGGACTAGAAGTGTCGTTTATAAAGCACTGGCAGATTATATTTTACCTATGCTTACTAAATGGAAAGATCCACAAGGCGGAGATGGTGCAGATACATTTCAAGTCAAAATGGATTATTACAGAAAAAAATATAATGAGGAGTTCCAAGCCGTATTGCGTGATGGGGTAGATTATGATGAGGATGATAGCGGAACTATCTCAGAGAGCGAAAAAGAGCCTATTCACCATTTACGATTAGTTAGATAATGGTCGCTACCATTAAGGTAAAAGATAATTCTATAGAAGTAAGAAAAGAATTACTTAAAGTTTCTCAAAGAGTACCTAAGGCTATTAAAAAAGCACTGGCTAACGCTGCTGCATTTGAGATTGGTGCTATCAAGAAAAGAACACAAACAAGAGGTGTTGATTATAGAGGAAATGCTTTTGCTCCCTATTCACCTAAATACAAAAGAGCCGCAGTTAAACAATCAGGAGTAGTTGATCTTACTGACACTGGTCAAATGTTTAGTTCCTTAACTAGCAAAATATCAGCTAGTAAAGGTGAACTATTCTTTAGGCAAGGATTTGCTAACAGAAAAGCATTTTTCCATGATGAAGCAGGAGCAGGTAGAAAAAAGGTTAAAAGAGAGTTCTTTAGTATTTCTAAAGATGAAGAAGTAAAGATTGAAAAGATATTCTTTTCTGTGCTAGAAAAGGAGTTGAAATTATGAGTTTACGAGAAAATATAGCAGCTAATATTATCAGCACCTTAGATGCGGTCACATCCCCTATTGAATTAAAGAAGATTACAAGAGAGCCAATTAATCCTCAGGAAGATTTAGCTGATCCTCAGTTCCCTGCTATTTATTTAACTACTGGAGATGAAACCAGAGAAGATTTTGCATTAGGAGATTATGCAGCAGGTAAAAGATCAGGAACTATTGATTATGTTCTTGTGGGCTATGTTAAAGGCACAGATACCAACCTAGATACTAAACGCAATCAACTTATAGAAGTAATTGAGGAAACTCTTGATACTGACAGGACTAGAGGTGGTAATGCCAAAGAAACAAAAATAGTAGAGATTTCATCTGATGAGGGTACATTATATCCTTTGGGCGGAATAAGAATTGTGGTAAGGGTATTCTATGAATTTATTAGAGGTACATCATAATGGCTAAAAGAATTAAAATCTATATGCCAAGTGGAAACGATACTGTGGAAATTTGGGATAATGATATAGACAAGTTTCTGGCTAAAGGATATAAACTTGAGCAAGAACAAAAATCTACTAGATCATCAAAGAAAAAAGATGTAGAAGTAGATGAACAACAACAAACTAACGAAGGAGTAAACGAATGGCAACCCATGTCGGAACAAGCGGAGTAGTCAAAGTAGGAACAGCGCCTAGTGATGTAGTAATTGCTGAGGTGACTGGTTTTACTATTGATGAAACAAACGATACAGTTGAAGATACTTCATTAACTGATACTGCAAAATCCTATAAAGCATTAAGAAAAGATGCAACAGGTACTGTTGAATGTCACTGGGATGAAACAGATAGCACAGGACAAGGTGCATTAGCAGTTGGTTCACAAGTAACTTTAAACTTATACCCAGAAGGCGCAGATAGTGGTGATACATATTACACAGGTACAGCAATTGTGACTGGCGTATCTCAGAGTGTATCTTTAGACGGAGTAATTTCCAGAACAATAAATGTGCAATTCTCAGGCGGCGTAAGCACAACAACTGTATAATTTAGATGCCTAAAAAGGACTTTCTTGAAGGTGCTATAAATCACTTTAAGCATCAAGAAATTAAAATTATAGAAGTTGAGGAGTGGGGTTTAACTGGCGAAGATGCCATTTATGTTAAACCATTTACGCTGCTTGAAAAATCTGAAATCTTTAAAGGATCAAATGAAAATGATCTCACAGTGCTGATTGATGTAATCATCAAAAAAGCAGAAACTAGAGATGGTGAGAAAATGTTTGATTTAGAGAGTAAGATTAAGATGAAGAAGTTTGTTGATCCTGACATTATAGGAAAAGTTGCAGGTCAAATTCTTGGAACTACTCCATCTCAAACTGATCTAAAAAAAAACTAAATTCTGATCCTGAATACAGGTTTCATTTTTTCTTAGCAGAAAAACTCCATAAAACTATTGGCGAGATTATGCAAATGCCAGTAGAGGAGTATAACGCATGGGCAGGATATTATTCTCTAAAAAATGACGAAGAACAAAAAGCATTGAATAAACAAAAGATGCAAGGTAAAAGAAGATAATGACCAAACAAATGAACATTGACATTATCGCTAATGATAAAACCAAACAGGCATTAAGTGGTGTTCAAGGAAACCTCCAAAAAACAAGACAATCAGTATTAAATTTAAGAAATGCACTTATTGGTATAGGTGCAGGTGCGGTATTAAAATCATTTGTAAATGTAGGTAAAGAAGTAGAGAGTTTAAGAACTAGGTTTAAATTCCTATTTGGATCGGCAGAAGAAGGCGCTATTGCCTTTGATAATTTAACTAAATTTGCAGCCAAAGTTCCATTTTCATTACAAGAAATATCAAGAGCATCAGGTAATTTGGCGGTTGTTGCTAATGACGCTACTGATCTTAATAGAATATTAGAGATTACAGGTAATGTCGCTGCGGTCACAGGATTAGATTTTGAAACCACATCTAGCCAGATTCAAAGAGCCTTTTCAGGTGGTATTGGTGCTGCTGATCTATTTAGAGAAAGAGGTGTTAGAGCCTTATTAGGTTTCCAAAATGGTGCTAAAGTCACTGCAGAGGAAACAGTAGCTAGATTTGAAGAATTATTTAGCGGTGATGGTAGGTTTGCAGGAGCAACAGACGCATTAGCGCAAACCCTTGAAGGTACTTTATCAATGATTGGTGATAAATACTTTAAGTTCCAGAAAACAGTTGCAGATAATTTTTTTGACGAATTAAAGAAAGAATTTGGTGATTTAAATAAATTCCTTGAAGATAATGATTTAGAAATCCAAGCGTTTGCTAAAGATTTAGGATCTGTTTTAGCAGATTCAATAATAATATTTAGTGATGCTTTAGTTTTAGCAAAAGAAAATTCAGATTTATTATTCAATATATTAAAAACTTTAATTGGATTAAAGATTGCATCATTTGCATTAACTGCAGCAAAAGGTTTTGGATTTTTAGCCACAAGTATTCTTGCTACTGCAACTTCATCAGAAGTGCTGTTCAATGTTATGACATTTGGACTAAAAGGCGCTGCAGGAAAAGCAATAAAATTTACTACAGACCTGATTGATCAAAATGATGAATTAGCACCATCTCTTTTAGAAACTGCCAAACAAATAAAGAAATTATTTGAAGATTTAGGAGAATTTAGTGAAGGATTAGAAAGACTAGGTAATGATTTTATTTCCGCCGAAGAAAGCGCAGAGAATTTCCAAAAAAGTATGGCAGCAGTCAATAAAGCCATGTTCCCTGATAGAAATGCTTATAAAAATTTAGATGATTTTTTAAATAAGAATAAAACAACCTTTGAAAAAATAGCAGAAGCTACAGAAGATTATTTTAAAACAGAAATACAAAAACTCAATGAACAAAAAGATAAAGAATTAAAAGTTGTTGAAGATGCACAGAAGCAAATTGTTAAACAATTAAAATTAATTGATGATGATAAGTTAAAAGTCACTGATGCCACTCATCAAAGTTTATTAGAAAGAGAAGATGAACTAGGGAGATTAATATTTGGAATAAAAGCCAAATATGGAGAAGAAGAACAAAAAATCATTAAAGAACAAAATGAAAAGGCATTAAAAGAACAAAAAGAATATTTAGAAGAATTACAAAATTTAATAGATGAAGCTAACGAAAAAAGAATAGAAAAGATTAGAGAAGAAGGATCAGTCTTAGATAATTTAAAGCAAAACTATACAGAATTTTTTGAAGAATTTAGGGCAAATGTTGAAATAGCAAACTCCTTACAGACTGCTTTTGATGGTGTCACAAGAGGTATTGGTGATGCCGTTGCTCAATCCTTAGTATTTGGAAAATCATTTAAGGAAACTTTTGGCAATATTGCTAAACAGGTTTTGGCACAATTAATATCTCAATTAGTTCAAATAGGTGTTAAAATGGTTTTAAATGCCACAATAGGCAGAACATTACAAGCAACATCATTAGCACAAGGAGCGGCAACTGCTGCAGCCTTATCAGCAGCTTATGCTACACCTGCAGCTTTAGCATCATTAGCATCTTTTGGAAGTAATGCTATTCCTGCACAAGCAGGATTATCATCCACTGTAGCTTTGTCACAAATTCTGGCTAGTACAGGTGGCATTCCTAGACAAAATGGAGGTCAGGTTTTTGCAGGGCAAATGTACACAGTTGGAGAAAATGGGCGTGAGGCGTTTATCCCAAGAGAATCAGGAACGATTGTATCTAATGATCAATTAAATAGAGGAACTGTGGTTAATGTAAATATCATGGCTAATGACACACAGGGATTTGATGAATTATTAGTTAAGCGTAGAAGTGTTATTGTTAATGTGATAAATGATGCACTCAACAGTCAAGGGAAGGAAGCATTAATCTAATGGCAGGTACATATCCAACAACACCAGAGTTTTCATCAGTAGGTTTTTCATCTGAGCAAAAGACAATCACCACCACTACAGACAGTGGGAAGATGTTTGCAGTTCAGGTAGATGGGCAAAGATTTAAATTTAGCGCAAGTTATCCACCAATGAATAGATCAGAATTTGCTCCAGTTTATGCTTTCATTATGAAACAAAGATCACAAAAAGAAACATTCCAGATAGCTTTACCAGACTTAAAGAACGCCAAAGGTGATGTATCAGGAACAGTCCTAGTAAATGGATCACATAGTGCAGGAGATACTACGATTGATGTAGATGGAATGACTGGAACATTGAAAGCAGGGGATTTTGTTAAGTTTGCAGGAGATACAAAGGTCTATATGGTTGTGAGTGATGCTACTGCGTCAGCAGGATCAGCAACCCTGACGATTGAGCCACCATTACGAAGTGCTTTATCTGATAATGAAGCAGTCACTTATGATGGTGTAGAGTTTACAGTAAGACTGACAAATGATGTGCAGCAATTCAATACAGGGGATTTAGATTTATATAGATTTGAAGTTGATTTTATAGAGGCTCTCTAATGGCTAGAGGACTATCCACTGCCTTAAAGAATGAACTAGCAAATCAATCTATTAATCCTGTTATCTTACTTGAAATATTATTTCCTACGCCTGTTAGATTAACCAATCATTACAAAGATTTATCTCATAATGGTAATACTTATACTGCTAGTTCTCATCTATTACAGATAACCAATAATTCGGAAAGTTCTCAAATTAATGTATCTAGTTTTTCTATTAGATTATCCGCAGTAGATAGTGCTTATACATCTATTGTTTTAAATAATAATGTTTCAAATGATGAAGTTAATATTGATATTGCTTTCTTAGATAGTACAGATGCAATTATTGATACATTCAATTATAATAAAGGATTTATAGAAAGTTTTGGTATAGATACTAAAAATGGAGCATTGGGATTAAATTGTACTTCTCACTTTGCAGATTTTAGCAGAGTAGCAGGTCGTAAAACAAATACAGGTAGCCAACAAGTTTATTTTTCAACAGATGAAGGAATGGAATTTGCGTCATTAACTATGAAAGATATTTTATGGGGTAGGAAATAATGGGTTGGAATCCGATTAGTGCCATAATTAATGGCATTACAAATATTGTTAATGTAATTGGCGGTGTAGTAGAAGATTTTATAGGTTGGTTAGTTTCACCTTTAGTTCCAGATATTCCAGATTTTGATAGAGGTGACCAACAAGCACAAGGTGCTTTAATAAATAAACAATCTAATAATGCTCATATCCCTGTAATTTATGGAACAAGAAAAGTTGGAGGGGTGCGTGTTTTTTTAGAAGTTTCTGGAAATGATAATCAATACCTTTATGGAGCAATCGTCATAAGTGAAGGTGAAATCAATGCTATTACAAAAATTTATGTTGATGATGATGAAGTCACTTTTAATAGCGGGTTTAGTGATGGTGGAACAGTCACTTCAGACGACAGTCGTTTTGGTAGCACTATCCAAATGCAAACTTTTTATGGCACTGACGGACAATCGGCATCTTCTTTATTAACTACATTAGATAATTGGACTGCAAATCATAAATTATCTGGATTATGTTATATTGCGTTTCGTTTTGAATGGGATGCAGATAAATATACAGGTATTCCGAAAATTCAAGCATTAGTAGAAGGTAAAAAAGTAATTAGTTATAACGCTAGTCTTGTTGCTCAATCCCCTGCTCATTCATCAAATCCTGCTTGGTGTTTATTAGATTATTTGACCAATACTAGATATGGAAAAGGAATTGATGTAGCTGATATTGATTTACAAAGTTTTTATGATTCTAGTCAAATAGCAGAAACACAAGTGACACCTTATTCTGGTGCATCAACAATCAATCTTTTTGATTGTAATGCTTATATAGATACATCTAAAAAATTAATAGAAAATGTAAAAGTTCTTATACAAGGTATGAGGGGATTTTTGCCTTATACACAAGGTAAATATAAATTAATAATTGAAACAACAGGCACTGCTTCAGTCACATTAAATGAAAATAATATTATCGGTGGTTTAAAAATAAGTTCAGAAAAGAAGAATGAAAAATATAATAGAGTATTAGTGGATTATGTTTCACCAGACCACGATTATCAAAATAATACTATCACCTATCCAGAAACAGATGCAGAACATCAAACCTTAAAAACTGCTGATGATGGATTTTTACAAGAGGGAAATATTACTTTAACAACCATTACTAATCCTTACCAAGCATTAGAATTTGGTGAAATTATTTTAGAAAGAAGTAGGAATAATTTAACTGTTCAATGTACTGCTAATTATGAAGCATTAGATTTAGCAATCGGTGATATTGTTGCTTTAGATTATGATTTAGTTGGTTTTAGTTCTAAACCATTCCGAATTGTAGGAATGTCAATTAATCCAGATTTTACAGTAGGATTAAATCTAATTGAGCATCAAAATAGTTGGTACACTTTTGATGAAAAGACACAAGTTGCTACATTACCAGATACTAATTTACCTAATCCATTTACGATTGAAGCACCAAGTATTTCAGCAAGTGATGAACTAATATCTCTCTTTGATGGAAGTGTTGTTTCTAAATTAACAGTAGAAGTTAATTCAAATGATAACTTTGTTAGTGAATATGAAGTTCAAATCAAACCACAAGGCGATACTAATTTTATTACGATTGGTCGTTCCCCTAATAAAGTTTTTGAAAAATATCCTGTTATTGAAGGATTAATCTATGATATTAGAGCAAGAGCAGTTAACAGTTTAGGTGTTTCATCAGTTTATACAACTGGGCAACACGAAGTAAACAGTGCTTTCTTACCACCAGATGATGTCACAGATTATAGAATAGATGTTGTTGGTGATAAATTACACCATTTTTGGACTCCTGTTGCAAACTTAGATTTACGATATTATGAAATAAGATACACCACCGATACCACTGTTGATAATTATGCAGATAGCGTTGTTCTTGTAGATAGAATTGGGCGACCTTCAACTTCTGTTGTCACTCCATATCAACAAGGTGGAAAATTTATGTTAAAAGCAGTAGATAAATTTGGTGTTCGTTCTACTAATTTTGCAAGTGTTATTGTCACCGAACAAGTCTTTGGTGAAAAACAAAATACTGTTCAAACTATAACTGAAAACCCTAATTTTAGTGGAATAGATACATCAACACCAGAAACAGGATTAACTTTAGATAATTTAATTAATGAAGGTTCTTATGCACCTGCAAGTTATCACGCACTTACAAATAACATTGTATTTGGTGGTGAATTACAATTACCTAGTTCTTTTAGCCAAACTGAGTGTATTTGGGAAGCAGGGGGAACAGGAACTGGTGCTTGGTTAGGTGTTTCTAAAATAGCTGATGTATATTATTTAAGATTGAGAACAGGTGATGGTGCAACAGGTGTTCAATTACAATCCGATACATCAAATGTAGCAATAATTAATGTTCCTATTTCATCAATACCCGAATTTGATGATGAAGTTCACACAATGGTTTGGAATATTGATGTTGATAACCAATTTTTAAGGTTATGGATAGATGGAAGAAGAATTATTAATTATGACGTAGTAGCGAATGGTGGAAATGTTAGAGAAGGTAGTGCTTGGGGTGGCACAAATACAGGGGGTTGGGGTGAAGGATATTCAACAGTCGCAGGTGGAAATTCATCAACTGCTGACACACAATATCAATCAACTACAAATTGGTCTGGAAATATAATTAGTGATTTAAGAGTCTATGATAATGAAAATACATCTTACACAGATAAAACAGATTACAATGTTGCTGTTTCTGACGGAAAATTAATTTTAAATACTGCTTTGTTTGACAGTATTAGTGGCACAGTAGATGATGCAGAAGGATTTTTTGATGGTGGTGCAGGAACAGTCGTATCTAGTGGAACTTATGATTTTGCTAATAGTTTTGACTTTGGTGCTATTTACAAATCCAATATTCAAATCAATTCATTAAAAGTACAAAATCTTAATTATGTAAACAATTTTGATTCTAAAGACGGACTTTTTGATAGTGCTGAAGGTTTATTTGATGGTGGGGAAAACGCATCAGTAAATACTAATGTTGAATTATTAATATCTACATCTGATAACGGAACAAATTTCAGTTCTTATAAAACTTTTAAAGCAGGTGATTATAATACAAGAGCATTTAAATTTAGAGCATTATTAACTTCTTCTAGTGCAGAAGAAACACCTGTTGTAGAAGAATTATCATTAAATTTATCTGTTCCTAAAAGAAGTGAAGAAGGCAGTAATATTGTAAGTGGAACTGATATTGGTGGAAAAACAATTACTTTTATTAATGCTTTTTATCAAATTCCAACAGTCACAGTAATTGCTCAAGATTTGCAAACAGGTGACTATTTTAACTTAAATTCCAAGACTGCTCAAAACTTCAATATTGAATTTTTTAATAGTGGTGGTACTACTGTTTCCAGAACATTTGATTATCAAGTAATAGGTATTGGACAACAACAATAAAATGAGGTATTAAAAAAGACAATGTCACAACACGATTATATCATCTCTAACCAAACTTTCCCTAACACAAGGTCTGATTTGAACAATGTTTTACAGGCAATCGCAACTTGTAATAAAGGAAGTTCCGCACCCACAACCCAATATGCAGGTCAAATGTGGATTGATGATAGTGCAGGTACTACATGGACTTTATATCTTTATGACGGCAGTGATAATATCCAAGTAGCCACGATTGATACAACTGCCAATACAATCAATTTTATAGACAGTGTCGTCAGTGGATTTGACATTGTGACAGACACCACCCCTCAACTTGGTGGTGATTTAGATACTAACGGGAATGATATTAACTTTGGTGATAATGACAAAGCACAGTTTGGTGCATCTCAAGACCTACAGATTTATCACGATGGCAGTAATAGTCTTATTGTTGATAATGGAAATGGCGACCTCTATATACGAGCATCTGATAACTTTAATTTGCAGGTTGGAAATGGGTCTGGTGGTTGGCAAGATGCTATAAGGACTTATGACGCAAATCGTGTAGATATTTCTTATGCTGGTTCAGTAAAACTCGCCACCACATCTACTGGTATTGATATTACAGGAACAGTATTAACAGATAAAGCATATATCGCTGAATCAACTTTAACTGACGGAGCAACTATCTCTTGGAATATGAGTACACAATCAGTAGCTAAAGTGACTCTTGGTGGAAATAGAACTTTATCAGCACCTACAAACGGAAGCACTGGTCAATTTGCTTCTTTATTAGTTATTCAAGACGGAACAGGAAGCAGAACTTTAACATGGAACGCAGTCTATGAATTTGCTTCTGATACTGCTCCAACCTTAACCACCACAGGTGGCAAAGGTGATTTATTTGTATTTAGATATAATGGCAGTAAGTGGCTAGAGGTAGGAAGGAATCTCAATTTAACTTTATCATAATGTTTGCATTAATAGAAAACGGACAATTCGTTAAAATAGTTAATTCTAATAAAGGGATTACTATCGGTGATAATCAATATCCAAAATCAATCTATAATTTATGGAGTGAAGATGAAAGAAACGCAATTGGCATCTATGAGGTACAGGTGGATAACACCAACAAAAAAGAGGAAGCATATTATATTAATACGGATATTAGCTATTCTTATGCTAATGGTGTTGTCACTGCTTCTTATGGTACTGCTACTCCTAAACCTTTAGATGATGTTTTATTTGTTGAAGGTGATGAAATCCCAGATGACAAAGCAGTGGGTGATATTAAATCATACGGACTAAAAGGATTAGAGATTGCCAAGATTAAAACACAAGCAGGTGGATTACTAGCACCTACCGATTGGTATGTTATTCGCTACCAAGAAGATAACACCAAAACAATTCCAACAGATGTTGCTACTTACAGAAATGAAGTCAGAGCAAAGTCAGATGAAATGGAAAGTCAAATTAATGCTTGTGGTACAGTAGAAGATTTAAAGACCTTATTTACTTGGACTCAAGATGAACAAGGTAATATCACAAGACCACTAGTTAGTTTTCCAGAGGAGATATAAATGACATTTCCTATTCTTGGAGGTGGACAATTAGACACTGGAAATTATCAAATTGATAATTCTCTCAGATTTAATGATGGTGATAGTCCTTATTTAAGCAGAAGTTTTACTTCTGTTACTAATACAAAGAAATTTACAGCATCTTTTTGGTTTAAACCAAGTCAAATTCCGCAAAGTAATTATAGTGGTTTTTTAGATGTTGGTGGTGACAATGGTTTTTCTTTATTTGCTGATAGTACAATTTATTTTTTTGAAGCAGGAGGTAGTCAGTTTTATTGGCGACCAACAATGTTGTTTAGAGATTGTAGTGCTTGGTATCATTTTGTTCTTGCTTGTGATTCAACTCTTGCTACTCAAACAGATAGAGTAAAAATGTATGTTAATGGTGTTAG